AGAAGATAAGAATTTGGCAGAGACAAAAGACAAGTTACTCCGATTAGTCACTTCGTCTCTTGCTACTATTGGAACAGTTTTTGATAGTGATGGAGTCATACTAAATCCGGTTTTTGACAATTCTAGTAAAATAATGTAAGATTTAAGTAATGAATCAAGGAGGAAATTATGAGTAAATTGCAAGATAGTGTTAATGAATTAGTTAAGTGCATTCTTGAGTATGAAACTGATTATTGGAGTAAGTCAGATGTTCAATTAAGCAAAGAGGAAGCTGAAAACATGGCTGCTATTTTGATTAACCGTTTAGCGGAAGATATTAATGATGTCAACATTGAGGACGCTTATAATAAAATGTATGAACCACCAGATGATCCTGACCCACTTTATATATATGACGTTCAGGCAAGGTGGACAATTAATTGATTTAGTTATCAGTTAAAAACAATAATAAATCAAGGAGAAAATTATGAAGCTTGTTGCAGCAAACATGGACACTACTACAATTAGATATTATGTTAATTTTTACGCAGGACAATATAAAAATGCTAAACAAGAAGCTGGGGAAAATGTACACAAAAACGTAACGCTTTATACTCAAAAATTAAAGAGTATAATAAAATTCTAGAACAACGTGGACTTGAAAAAATAGAGGTGTAGGTACAGAATGATGACAAATTCAAAAAAGCGACTATGGAGTATAATCTTTCGTATAACTATTCTAGTTTATATAGTAGTTTCAACGGCTTTATCGCTAGAATTTATAGATTCTCATAAAGACTATAAGGCTAATTTAAGGTCTATCATACGGTACTGTTTAGACAACAAATGAAAGTGTAATTATGGAAAAAGAAACTAAAAAGTGTGGAAAAACTTATCAATGTCATACTGATTTGATAAGAACAAAGGACTTGTCAAAGGAACGGAAGAACAAGAGTCTGCTAATAGACTCAAAGCATATTTAGATTATTGCAAAAAACACCTAAAGGATTGGAGACAATGAGATACAGAATCAGGACAATAGATAAAAAAAATAAGCCTTGCAGAATTAGAACATCTATGCACGAAAGCCGACTAATGGCTTACTTAGAAGCTCTAAGTCGCAGCGGGCACCATAGCATCGTAGTAGAGGAAACAGTAGGTATTTCCTAATAATTTCACCCAACAGGAGTAACAAATGGACATAAAACAAGTAACAGAGAAAATATTTGAATTCTGTCACAGAAGTTATCCAAATTTAAGATGGAATCTTGACTCTGAAAATAATACAATTCAGTGTCCACTTTTTCCTGATGAATTAATAATAGAGGTTTTTCTGGATGGACTGCTTAAGCGTGTTTCATGCGGAGCGTATGATGTGGGCGGATTTGAATTATGGATAAACCCTGACGATAGAGACAATAACCGTTCTTATGAAAATAAAATATTCTTTGATTATATTAGAAAGTCAAAACGTGATTATTTTAACAACAAATACAGAGAAACCCGAAAAATAGTGCTAGATATTTTTAACTTCATCCTTGATGAAATTCAAGAATAGATAGGAGTAACAGATGGACACATGGGAAATAGATGCTTACAAAATGATAGAAGCATTAAAACAAATCGGAGTTTTTTGTGATAATACTTATAAAATGGCTGATTACTCAAAATGGACTCTTAAGCTAAGGCAAATAGATGTCTTCACAGATTTAGTATTAGAAGGCTCTATCAATATTCTCTATCCAAACGAGCTAGAAGGAAGATACGATGTTTGGGTTGAGTATCGTTCCAAATCATCTAAAACTTTAGTAGTTAGGGTAGAGGGGACAGCCACTGGGCATGATTGGGTTGAGATAGATTCGATTAAAAAAGAGCCAAAAAGTGAGGGGATTAACGAAAACTTAAATATCTTAATTCCAGAAGCAACAAAGATAATGAAGACTATTTTAGGCTTTATTAAAACAATTGAGGCTACATACACTTAAAACAATGGCAACAGATAAAGATCTAGGACTTCCGCCTAAAGGAACGTATCCAGCTAAGGTAATTGAAGTTATCGATGATTTTAAAGTAGTAATAAACCGTGGTGAATTAAATCGTATCCGAATAGATGCCTCTCACTTGGTTTATTCAATTACAAACAAGCCAATATACGACCCAATAACTAGAGACTTCATTGGTCATCGTATTCTTTATAAAGGGTCAGGAATGGTTATTTCTGTTGAGGAAAATACCTCTATTATTCAAGCTTGCAATAATTCTCGATACAATTGCGAGAAATTTATCAATGTTTGTGTCGGTGATCTAGTTATTTGTATTTAAGGTAATAACAATGAACAAACAAGAAGCATCCCAAAAAATATTTAATTTCTGCCAAAAAACTTACCCAGAGCTAAAGTGGTCACTTACGTCTTTAACTAAAACTCAAGACATGATTTACGGGTATCACTCTATTCTTAATTCTATAAATGGAATACAAATAGATATAAAGGTCAATAGCAACAACTCTTATAGCAGTGACGGTTCACCTAGTGATTTTAGAAATTATATAGATGGTCGAACTACTATCTCTAATCTAGATTGGGAAGGAAGTTTTCTTATATGGATAAATGATAGAAAAAACAGTAAAATCTCATTCAAGAAAAGTGGGACTGCTAAACATGAAGAACTAAATCTATGGCGTGAAAAAGGAACACAAATTATGATTAACATTCTTTCATTTATCGAAACTGAAATACAAACCGAGGTAACACTATGAACATAGCAGAAGTAACCACGAAAATACTATATTTTTGTCAAGAAAATTATCCCGAATTAAGATGGGATGATGATAAATGGACTGGACAAAATGGGGAACCGTGTATTTATGGATGTAAAGCTTTTATAGAAATATACATAGACATTATTAGTCACGATCCGAGTAATTTGCAAGTTGACTTAATAAAAGGTTATTGCATTATAGATCGTTTAGCGTGGGAAGGAGTTTTTACAGTATGGGTAAACCAAGAAAAAAATAATAAAATTTTGTTCAAAGGAGATGGAATATGTCAATGTAAAGAACTAAGCTTATGGCGTGAAAAAGGAACACGAATCATGATTAATATCCTTTCATTTATTGAACATGAAATACAAACCGAGGTGACACTACAACAATAACAGCAGAAGAGTTCAATATTATGATTCCAGAAACGACAAAGATAATGGAGACTATTTTAAACTTTATTAAAACAACAGGGGTTACAGACACTTAAAACAATGGCAACAAATGAAGAACTTAGAATAAGCAAGAGGTGGTTAAATATGTGTAATTAATTATCTCTAGCTATTTACATCTAATAGAGTATCGCCGGGATAACTCATTGTATCCTGTATGCCCGGTGTTATTTGTTCAGTTGTTGTCCTGAGTGATATCACGGGAGACCTGAGTTTGGTATTTGTACAGTTTTAATAGATACAGCGTCAGAACTATACGCAGGTGTTAGCAATATACTATATTCTGCCCTATTACTCTCATCAGTATACTGCCGGAGCCTAGACGACCACAACTTATATATAACCCATGTGAATTACCTACTATGCTCGCTACGCCTCCAATTGCCAGCGGCCTATCCAACCATACTAGAAATGGCTGCGCCTTAATAGATTCATTGAGGACTACGTCACTAGTTGGCTTTGCTCGATTCTCCCTACAACTCACATTAGGCCTGGGGGTTATAGTGCGGGCTGTAGTACTGGTATTATTAGTTATACCGAATACACCATTGTCAGTAGAGTCCCCTATCTTATACGACACTATACAGTGCAGATCCAGTGGGTAGTTAACATTGTATGCCTCAGTCGAATAACCTATATAATTAAACACATAGCCGTTCTGGTCTGGTACACCTGAGTTCAGACGTATCTGTAGTATACCTAGACCCGCATTAGAGGCACACATATATACAACTCGCTCATCTGTCAGGTTAGGTATGACATATGGGTTCTGCACAGGAACAAATGGGCCCGGCGTAGCCTCATTGTGAGGATATACCCCTGTTATGCGTAAATTATTGTCGAATACCACACGAGTCCTACCATCACTAGCAGTAGTTGTAACGACTCCAGTTATAAGCTCTCGGGAGGGTATACGCGCGTGAAACCCTATAACATTAGGTAATACTTCATTATTAGCAGCACCTAGCGCTGTGTCTAGAAACTCTACTAACTGAGAACGCGTGATATCTATACCAGGACTGAGGCCTGATTTATAACCAAAGTATGTAATACCATCTTTTGTGTTTATTGGAGTAATCATTATAAGTACGTAGAACAGAATACAAATCTTTTATGCCCTATCAGGTAAAACCCCAGGACAATATACAGCAGATTGATTGACTTCAATAATTTTTGCTGGTCTATCAGGTAAAACCCCAGGACAATATACAGCAGATTGATTGACTTCAATGATTTTTACTGGCCTATTGGGTAAAACCCCAGGGCAATATATAAACAAGAGTTCAAATGGACAGAAGTCAAATTGACCTGCGAGACAGCCATATGGCTCTGGTGCCTCACAAATACCAAACCAGTAACAGATATTACACTCCTCGTCATCTGGGACTAGCGCGCCTGCTGCTGGTATATCATCTATAGTGCCAGTCCCCAGTATATTACCCTCTCGTATAACCAGCACGCCGCCAGGAGCAGGATTAATTCTCTCTTCCCATCGTCCTAGTACTCCTACGCGCGCTGATGGGCGGGGCATACCTAGTAGTCCTGTGCCTAGGGTGGTGTCACCGTAAGTAGGTAGATTACCAACTACGTGCAGTGCCTCTCTCCACGCCTCTGTAACATATACTTCTTGATACCCTAATCCTGTTAACCAGTTGAGAATACCCGATATAGTCGCAGGGACCCTAGTCGGGGCCGGAGGTACTACTAGTGGCTTATTATACGCCGCACTAATTGAGGGTACTAGGGCCTCTAGTATGCGTCCTAGATTACCCGATCTAATGGCTGTTTTACTGAATAGGCCGAAGTCTGTAGGTAGAGCCCCTCTTACGCGCGACATTGTCTTATCTATACGATAGAGATAGTTCCTATACACAGGGCCCAGTTCATCTAGTACTCCTAGGAATGAGGTGCTGGATAGCTCTCTAGCTAGTGATAATCCACACTCTAGTGTAGGGTCATTATCTAATATAGAGCGGTATGTAGTATTTAAATTAACATCTCCTACTAACTCTAGTTGGAGTGCTAGGAATGTAGGACTCACTGTACTTGCCTGTCCTATTACATTACTGAGGCTCGCCCGCGCCTGGCTAGGTGTATCAGCGTAGTCAACTAGCACGCGGCTTATAAGGGCCCCTAGTGTTATATCTATAGCATCGGTGCCCCAGGAGGATGTGTAATAGTAGAGGCGCGCACTCTCTATTAATCTATGAGCATGGGGTAGGTATGATCTATCTACACGACTATAGGCCAATATAGCTAGGGCCGCTGTTATCGTACCACTAGCTGTAGGACTATCTATGCTAAGTGACGTGCTTAGAGGGCGTGCGTCCGTCCAACCAGTAATCATTCTACCGCGGTTATCTATACGACTCACTAGATACTCTGCTAGTGGAGTGACTTCCTCTTCGTAGCCTGCGATGCAGAGCGCTAGCAATACAGCAGCGCACGATCTATCCCGTACCTCTCGAGATACGCGTTTATTATTGGGGCCCACTTCTATACAATCGCTGCAGTTCTCTACTACGTGTATCTCAGTTAATGCCTGTAGTTTCTCTGCCTCGGGGCCGTATATATCGGCCTCAGAGCTCAGGCTATACACAAAGCGAGGGATGCTCCCTCGTCTGCCCGGTAGACTGCCGGGATCCATTAGTTCTAGTAGGCCCGTGCATGCCCGTCTAATGTATTCGCTGACTGTCGTGTCTATTTCAGAACTGCGGTATATTACATTAGCGTCTGGCCGTATAGATGCTCCTACCATACCTATGATAGTCCACGCTAACTCCTCAGTATCTATCGTCTGATTCGCTAGAGAGCGCGCTATGCCTAGCTGCGTGTGAGGAAGGCCCTGTGTCTTGTAGTAGCGTAATAGGAACTCTCCTGCCGTTGGACTAACGCGCACTACCTCAGCGTACGGCAGACCTGGTATGAGGGGTGTAGTTAGCTCAAGAGTACCTTGCTTCTGTGGATAGAGAGCGTAATTGGAGCGCCCCGGTGTGCCAGTGAGGGGACACACTACACCCACGTTGATTACAGTAATTCTACTCTCATCATCAGGTTCACCTGCTATGAAGAAAGGTTTACCTGCTGGGAAGAAACCTTCTGTACCCAGCGGGCCTAGTGCCTGATTGCTCCATATACCTATCCGCTCTACGCATTGCGTAGAGGTACAGTTGATCTCTAGACAATTGGGATCCGGGGGTAGGTCTATATTATTAACATAGCCCTCTCTATCACTAGCCAGGAATAGCTCTACCTCTCCTATCTCAGGATCAGGTATGCCCCCCGGGATTAGTAGTCGTGATAACCTATAACGATAATTAACCAATTGGAACCACCTCTACACTCTCTAGGACTGGCATAGTATCAACTGGTGCGAGTGGTAATGTACTCAGCACTCGGGCTGAGCTGGCCCCTGAATTTACTAGAGCAAGACCTATACCTCTCGCTGATGGGCTAGTGAGAGGGGCTAGGTTTCTGAAGTATTGTCTTATAACTAGACCCGCGTTGACATTACCTGCTACGGCCACACGTACATTATACGGGAATGGTCGTAGTGTCCTGACCCTGAACCCGATGCCTACTGCCTTATTATTCTCTATAACCTTACTTATCTGAAATAATGTGCGCTCATCGCTCGCGTCGGTATAAACAGTTATATAACCGGGCGTGGGGTCAGAATCAACTATGACTATTCGGCTGAGTGTATTTATCTCGTTAATTATAGTCGCGCGTAGAGCTGATAGACTACTGCTATCTGATAAGTCTAGGTATTCAAGGACGCGTATGCGTAAATCATCGTCACTCTCTCTATCAGTGCCATTTACGATATCACCTACGGCCTCATTGAACGGGTTTCTATATAGACCCACTACGCCAGTAGCACCCGTTACGGGATCGCGCAGTGGGGTGCCAGCTGGTATGACAGCCTCACCTGGCTTCCCTACTGTTACAGCTACGCGTGTCTCACCACTATTGTTTATGGCCTCATTTAGAATAATAGTTACATTATCAGGTGTCAGCATAACAGTGCCCTTTGGTACCGGGCCCAGCACTAGTGCGTAGCCATTAGCTGGTGTGCCCTCCTTTCTAATTATCCCGTATAATAGGGCCATCGCATCTAACTCTACATCGGTGGCATCCATTATAGTAACGGGCCGTGTCTCCTCGTATAAATCTACTATACAGGCAGCTATAGCTCGTAGTAGGAAGTAGAGATTACTGAGTGGACTGATGGTACCATTTAGTATTGTCCCCTGCAGTTTTTGCTGGATGGTACTTAATATAGTGTTTAGATTCATAAAAATACCTGTTATGTCTGCCCCTAATAAGGCTTAAGATTAATTGGAACTCGCTCTAGAGAGCGCTTACGAAGGCGTCAATGTAGTTGTGAGAGAGCGGTTATCATTATACACAACGTTAATGCGTACCTCGCGCGGGCCTGTTACCTGGATATCTACATCGCGTACACTATACACAGATGGTAAGGCACGTAGAGCGTTGGCTATAGCTATATCAGCCCTACCTACCCAGTCAAGATTGAGGGGATCAGATAGATAATTATAAAGGGCATTCCCCACGTCAGCATCAACTAATCGGAAGTCGCTAGTACCAGGTACCCATATAGCTACGTGACCCAATGGAATCTCCAGAGCCCGCCTTACTAGATAGTCTCTTTCGTCTACTAGCATTAGATCGCCAGTTGTGCTGAGGAGTATATCTCCGTCTCTCGTCGCTATATCCACATTTATAAAGCTATAGGGGGATAAATACTATAGGGTAGCCCTACTATCCAGTAGTCGGTGGGCGCCGTTAACGCAATAGAACAGTAGCCTCGTCTATTATTTGCCTCTAATATAAGTGTATAGTAGCCTCGAGTTAATTGATTATCCTTCTTCCATAGGAATAGGGTGCCCCTCTCCCCTTGCTCACTCTCTCGTTTCCATAGGCGCGTACTAGTAGAGCGGGGTATAAGGCGGGGGTTGGGGCTTTCACTATAGAGAATCTCGAGCGTCAGGCTATCTACGTTAAGTAGAGGGGGCGCGTATACCGCTATGCCGTAGCGTATGACTTGTGGGGCGTCTATTGGTGTTACCATTATTTCACTAGGTACGATGATGAGATGAAGGGAATGAGGCGGCCTCCGATAGCAGTACTGGGTATAGTGTATATAGTACCTCTATCATCGATGAGACGGAGATAACTATACTGACCATCATATATAGCATGGCCTACATTAGTCTCCCAATCATAGTCAGTTATCCTGTAGGTTAGCACTGAGGATGTATAGCTATTATCAATTTGCAGTGGGTATAGAGTACTATTATCGTATGTCCAGCTATCTACTATTATTTGTAAGTCGTCCTCTCTACCGGGTAGTAACTCTGGCTGAGTATAGAACAATAATGGATTAGTTAGGCCCCACGTTAATTTAGTATTGATTGATAATATTTGTATATCTGCTAGAGCTAGTGTGAGACGCGGCAGTTGGAAGCTCTCATCTAGCTCTAGTCTCCAGCTGCCCTCCAGGAGCTCTACTGTAGTAGGTAATGGCTCTCGGGGAGTTACAGGATCCTCGCCATCAATAGGCCCCTCAAGTAATTCGATGATCTCTTGCCTTAACTCCTCATCTCCGTTATCGTATAGATCAATTACAGTATTGTTATACTGAGTTAGACGCGGTAATAGAGATATAGTATCCAGTGTGTCTAGTGTATCAGTAGTACCAGAGCGGCCCGGTCGACTACTATTAGGCTGTGTATTGATATTACCTACGGCGGTGATTAGGTCGCGGGCCTGATCTATGATATTTAGACAAGAGATTATATCTATTAGTTGCACTATTTTTTGGATAGGGCTACCGCTTAGCGCGCCTATGACACTGGGCATTAATGCCAGTGACTTACCTAGGGCTAGTCCGGTGCGACCTATATCAGTTGCTGCCCTGATGAGAGCTGTATTATTCTCACCTATGATTTGGTTTAGCCCTCCTGATAGTAGGGGTTTGATGCTATCACCGCGTATGATACTACCTATGTCCCCGGTGGAAATACTGTTGGCTAGTGTAGCGGCACTTTTATATATACTCTCTCCTAGTTGTTTATAGTGCACAGCATCTTTTAGTAAATCAGAGTTCAGTGTAGTGCCTAATGAACTCATGAGAGAGGTTATCTCCTTATTAACGTCTACGACTTCGCCATTGGCCAGTCGTTTAGCTAAATTATATACATTATTGGATAAGGCTGCTCCATTCACACCCAGTGTTCTACTCAGGTTACGACTAACGGAGTTAAGTACTAGGGCCTCTATAGTCTTCTCATTTAGCTTCTGGCCATTTAATAGTGAGGTTCCCAGCTGCGCTAGTTGAGTGGTGTCTACGTATTGGCTAAGACCTGTGCTTTTGTATAGCCGGTCTAATGCAGGTGATACTAAGGAGTATACCCGCGCTAGATCTGTTGAGTTATCACTTATTCTTAGCCCGCGGGCCGTGCTGTCTAGATCACTTAGTTCTAGGAGACCAATAGATAATAGCGATAGGGCGTCCTTAACCTCATTGATTATATAAGTTTTGAGTGAAGGAGAATCAAGAAACAATTGCTTCAATTCTGCGGGCACTAGATCCTGACTGGTCCCGCCCTCTAACATGGCTATGGGATCTATACTATTATTTCTACTGGTAGTTAGTACCTGATTGACTAGAGTGGTTACCTGAGAGGCAGATACACTGAGCCCCAATTGTTGTAGACCCTCTCCTACCTCCTGTACATCTAGTTGCACGTCCCCCGCTATATCTATAAGGGGTGTATTGATAGATATAGTCAACTCTTCTACCGTTTCACCCTCTCGCTCTAGATATACATCACTGGCTACTGATGATACTGCGGCCGGCTCTACTGCTGCCAACGCTGGTGGATTCTTAGCTGTATCAGTAGCGCTCTTAGCTATGTTCTCCTTACCTGGGTTCTTAGGAGCTGCCTTATAGGCTGATATAGAGCGCTGTATATCCTCTCCTAGTGAGCCTATAGCATCGCCTCCTGGCGTAGTGGCGTCTGGCGTAGTGGCGTCTGGCGTAGTGGCGTCTGGCGTAGTGGTAGAGTCATTAGGCTCGGTGGGTACTTGGTCACCATCTGGATCAGACTGCTCTATATCAGACTGAGTTGGTTCATCAGGAGTATTTGTATTTTCAAGTATGGCCCCGCATCCATTAGGTAAATCAGGTAGTTTAGGGAACTCTGGTATGTGCGGAATGAGATCGACGTTTAACTCTATCTCATCAGGTATAACCGGTAGTGTATTGAGAGTCATAACTCCGCTTAGGGAGAATACAGCACCCGCGCCCTGGAATATGCTGGGCCCCGCAGTTATATGATTGTGAGTTATGCCCTGGAAGGCACTCTTCAGTGCATAGGAGTTCATACCTTCAGGACTGAAGGTCATACCTGATAGACCGCCTCCTGGTACCGATGAGTATATATTAACGCGGCCCACTGGTATCTCAGCTGGCTCCTCTTTATCGTCTGCAGCCTCTGATCCTATAGGTGATGCGGCTGCTATTAGATCTACGTTAGTGGCTCTTGCTACCATCTCGCCGTAGCTATAGAGCTTCATTTCGTTTAATGATGTGCTAGTGTGTGTAGTAGCATAACTCTTGTAATCAGTAGAGACCCGCTCCATCTCGCCTAGGGCCGTAGCCTTATCTACTTGGGCTACTGTCTCACTTCTATCTGATACGCGTAGTCTATTACCTGAGCGCTGTAAGTCGTCCCCCTCTATAATTCGAGTACTATCCTTACCCATTGCGTAGTGGTGGTCGCTAATGTGATTAATGGAGTTCCCGGACTGCACTACATAGTTGTCGGTGACGGACTGCATGAAGGGGGCCCGTTGCATGATATTAGTATCACTCACAAGCTGTATGTTATTAGCTACCTGCGTGAGTCTATTGGCAGGGGCAATATTGACATTGCCCTGACTTATATCAGTTAGCTCTGCTCTATCGCTAAGGAGTGAGCTCTCCTTGAGCTTACGGATTCCATCTAGTGATTGCTCAGTATTACCATTAACTGCCGTACCTGCAGCATTAATATTTTGTTCTGTATTAGGCGCTATGCCCTCCCGCAGAACCTGGTTGGCCTGTAGGTTCATGTCTCTTAATTCTAATAGCCCCTCTACTGCCCGCACGGGCTCTACTATAATCTGAGAGCTGATGCGGCGAGGTTCGAACGGAGTGGTAGATGCCGTTGCCTGCCCTAGTGTCTGTGTTGCTTGTTGGTATGCTGTGTTCTTAGATACCTCATTGAGATCATTGAGCGCAGGTCCCAGCGTAGGAGTGTTGCGGCCCGCTTCTAGATCTCCTTTCAGTAGTTGATCTTCTATTTTACTCATAGGTCTATATCCTGTATGGCTCCTCGTTGATTATCTATTTCAGATATGGCTGCTAGGTTATTGCCCATTATTATCCAGTGATCTAGCGTAGACCGCCGCAAATACTGCGAGGCGGTATATAGTAGATTACGTACCCGTCCTAGGCGTGTTCTTTCTGCATCATCAGCGAGAACATATACCTCTACATCGGGTCGAGGAGAGTTATAAGCATGTATGTAAGCCAGGTTGGTCGTGTATGCTGCCATAGTCACTAGGTGCGTATTGAGGCCACCTGGATACGGTAATGAAGTTATGATACTGCTGCTTACCTGCCGTAGTAGGCCGGGCTCTGTAGGTATCAACCACTCTCGTAACTCATCTGGTGGATCCTGGCTTAGGTCCTCATAGAGATTAAATAACGCTGGGTCTATCTGTCCGTGCCATAGATCCCATAGTAGATCCGGCCCGCCTGGCACCACCCAGTAGCGTTCTAGATAGGGAGCCTCCATATTCTGTATGGCGTTCAGGAAGCCGGCTACGCGAGTTATACCAGTGGGTTGGCATAGAAATGCCTTGAAGAAACGGTGGCTATCTAGTGGTTCCTCTGCTCCTAGCGTTGCGTAATACTCCTTCCAATTGGGCTGCATGCTCCATAGAGTACGAGTGGCTTCATATACTAGACGACAGGGGCTGGCATAGTGCATTCTATAGCCCCCCAGTAGTAGGTAATAGCCTATGCTACTAGCAGAGGTCCCCCATACTCGCCTATCAGTTAGTAGTAGTGTTTCACTATAGTCATTGGGTGGTAGCCAATTAGGCCTCTCCGCTATACGCCTGTATCTATCTGCGTGCTGCGTAATGACCGTGTAGTCCAGATTACTCGAGGTAGGTAGTGATAGTAACAGTATGAGCTGCTCCTCTAGAGAGCGAGTTATATCTCTCCACGTAGGACGGGTACGAGGGGCCGGCACCTTACGCATGATACTGGCTAGTCTCTCGTGAGAGCCGGCTATCAGAATAGATAGATTATTAATAGCCGCTTCATCTATGCGTGTTACGGCATCTGTATTAGCCCCGGGTAATTGAGGTACGGCCTCTAGGTTAATTAGCACGATATACTGCTCCTACTATACTTTGCACTGACTCCTCCGAGTAGCCGAACCAGCGCGCTAGTTGAGCTGCCACTAGCGGTTTATTAGCCGAGTTAGCTAGCATCATAAAGTTGTTAATTAGTGGTGTATCAGGCATTCGCTTTCTTATTAGCACCTCGAGACCCTCGGCGTTTACGTTGGGCCTCTCTCTACTATCAACTCGCATCTGTATGGCCTGCGGCAGTCTTACACCTATAGTAGCTGCATTCAGCGCTAGTACCTGGCCCGGCATCATACGACGGGGGCTACTAACTAACTCTATACCGCTCAGTAGCCATACAGCATCTAACCAATAGGGCCTGGGTAGTATTACTATTAGTGCGTAGCCCGCGCGCGCATCACGGGTATCCGCATCGTACGTATATTGTGTTAGGAGCCTGAATTGATTTACGTGAGTGTTAATACCGCCCGCGCGGGCTATAGCTCTCTCTAGTTCATCCCCATCCCTACTAGTAGTTCTCATTAGTCTATATTAATCCCTTTAATACGGTAAGGCGCGGGTCTACTGCATTCAGACCCCCACCTATACCAGATCTTACTCTCCACTCAAAGTGAAGATGAGGACCAGTGCTACGGCCAGTATTACCTACTTCACCTATTACTTGTCCTTGTTGTACTACGTCTCCCAATTTAACAGCAAACTTGCTCATATGCGCGTACCAACTCTGATTGCCCCCTACGTGTTCTAGTCTAACTATATTACCAAATCCATTATTCTCGAATCCGACTGATATCACCTTGCCTGTCATAGTGGCTAATATAGGTGTGCCTATTGGAGCCCCTATATCTATACCGTTGTGCATCCTACCCCAACGCCAGCCAAACCCACTAGTCAGAGGTCCCTTAGAGGGTACTATGCCACCCCCAGAGCCTGGACTACCAGGCATTACCTGACCTGCTGATGCGCTTACCTCATTGAACTGAAACCCGGGGGCTCCTGCTCCATAGGATAGAGAATTATTAGTCATAGCTCTATTAACCTGAGGTACGGAACCTGTATGGATAATGGCATCGCGTTGGTTATAGGGCCACTTGAACTCTCCTGTACGATTGAATGTAGCATTAACAAATCCATCTATACCCTCTAACTGTTCATTAGAATAAGCACTATCGCCCGGTATGGTGGGGGCATTACTCCCACCACCACTCAAGGTAGATGGTGCCGGGCCCTGTCCTCGCCTATAGGCTAGATATTGCTTATATAGAGTATCTAGCGTATTCTCTCCACCTCGTGCTTCAGAGGCCCCCGGTAGACTAGTCCATTGTTTCTGTAGCTTATTATAGTAGCTTAGTATGTCACCACTCATGACCTCTTCTACCGTAGTACCAGTCTCATCGAGTATTAAATATAATACGGCTAGATCCTGATTCAGAGGGCTGAAGTCAGATAGCATTCCTCCAGTCTCTCTATTAATACCATCCCACGTCACATCTAAGATTTGGTATCTACCTGCGGCCGTGGTGTAGTTCCCATTATTTCCTATTGGAAATCTCTGGCGGGGGTGGTCCTCGTAACTACTGAATGTAGATCCACCATATAGTGTATTGTAGTCGGCCCCCTCAAATTGTTCATCACTGATTACATCCAGGAGGGCCCTAAACTCAGGCCTATTCAGTAGAGGTTGTAGATTCTCTCTATTCCACATTATATTGGTGCCCCCCCCTTCAGGGATTGTAAAACAGCACGGGCCTTCTCTTCAAAATAGGCATTTTGTGCTGCTGTATCATTTCCTCTCATTAGAGCCTCTACCTGCGCATTTAATATTCCTACCTCAACTAGCGGTACTCCTCTATTGGGCCCGTATAAGCCGTTGCGGTGATTTCTGGTGAAGGCGCCAAATGTTTGAGCTAGTCTATCCTCGTATGGTAGTATTTCCTTACGGCTAGGTATGACGCCAGTGGAACCCCTATACTCTCCTGCCGCACCTGCGTCGAAGTGTATCTCTAGAACACCCGCGCCATTGGCCTTCTCCTGCACGGCTCTATCTAACACTGATTGCCAGGAGGTACCTATTGGTGGTAAGAATATAGATAGTTGGAGACCGTAAGAGGGGGCTAGTCTTTCCATTATCTTGACAACCTGTTCATTCATCCAACTCTCCGCCGACTGACCTGGGGCCTGGGGTAGAGGTGTGCCAGCAGCTCCACTAGTACCTGATACACCGTCGCGGTGGCCGGCTGTTATGAACCAGCGAGTAGGCTCCTTATTAGTAGCACTCTGCCAGTCCTTATCATTCTTACGGCTTTCATTATATGTATCAGATACCTCAGGCTCCCTCTGTGTAGGTATGTCTTGTGCACTATCCTCAACGCGCGCTATGCCCTCAGCCTGTCGTTGTAAATTCTGGCGGCTAGCCTCTAGGTAGGCCTGACATAACCGCCTCTCCTCTTGTATACGATAGGAAACTGTTATAGCAGTAGTCGTAGATACAGACTCCTCCTCCTGCCCCGTTACCATAGGTGTTATGCCGCTAGGCAGTGACTTCGTGGTAGCCGATGTAGGCTTGATACCCTGCATTCTCTCTAGTCCATCCGCCCGGGCGCAGTGTCGTGCTGATAGCTGCAGGAGGTGATTGACACTGCTGCGGCGGTCGCCGTTAGCTACCAGGTAGATGTTACTATCACTGAATAGTATATTCTCTCCGCTTGTATAGAGAGAGCGGGTGCCTTCGTCATTGCGTATCTCTATAACACCGGGGCGGGGTTGTCTATCATAGGCCTCTGCTAGTGAACCGTAATCAGGGCTATCATACGCCGTATCTAGTGAATTGATGCCTGTTACGTGGAAGAAGGCATTGGGCTGCGTTATGCGATTAGGATGCCCTAGTGGTTGGTTGAATGTCTGACCCTCGGGGCCGCGCTGATTAGGCTTCTGTAAATCACCATCTACGTATAACTTATCGTAGTTACCCTCTGATGTATATCCGCCTATGATGAAGGCATCCTCCATCTTCCCATCATTGAAGCCCACTAGGACTGGCTGTCCTATCTCGAGTGGGTTGTATACGCCTAGCCCATTATGACCAAAGGGGCCGCTCATCCTAACGTTATCCAGGATCATACCCTTCAATAGGCGCACCGAGCAGAAATTACCTAGGCGGCCCTCCCTAGTGATATTATGGACTATGCCGCGCTGTATGCCCCACTGGCTCTTACTGTACTTATGGGAATAGGGCTCAGAGTATAGGCCACCATTATTATTAGCAAACATTAATCAGCGCTTCCTTGAATAGTAGTAGTGTAATCTCTGTGTGTTAACTTATGACGAATCGAGCGTACCTTGTACTTCGGTAGTACCGCGTTAGCTAGATTAGCGTCTACATTGCTGACTATGCGGCCACTATTAGGATCAGCATAGTTATCATCAGTGGCATTGACGTGGGCACCTACGTACCGTGTTAGTATATCACTGCCATCAGGAAAGGGCACGGCCCGCGCCGAGGGGCTACTTGCTACGTGCTCTCGCATGCGCGCTGATAGATTACTCAACTCCTTCTTAGTAGCGTGCATAGCACTCTCCTCTGCTATAGAATCATATGCTGATATAATCTGCCTATCGTGTATCAATGTATTATACACTTGAAACATCTCATTCGGATACCAGGTGGGGTCCCCTACTATCGTGATTTGTATCGTGCTAATATCTCTACTGGTACGGCGGGCCATACCTAAACCAACTAATAAAGCCCCTGTCTCTTTACTGATGCCTGCGTCAGTATAGGCGCTTAGGTTCTTATCCTCAACGACAGTGGCCCTACATGCAATAGGAGGATTTCTATTAGCGTACTTATAGGGCGTGGCCTGTAATGTAACCTCGATGGCATCATTGAATGAATCAGATGCGCCATTACCTCCATCATCAGTTACTATAAAGCGGTTAGTTGTGGCTATACTACTACTTACTACCCGCATGGAGAGTATGCGCTGTCTCTCATCAGGACATATGTTAAGACCCGCCGGTAGGCTGCGGAAGAAATAGGTTCTATACAGCCTATTGGGATCTTGGAAGCCACTAGTATCGCCGCTATTAGGCGCTATTATAAAATCACCATTGATATGGCTGAATGAGGCGTCTACTACGCGCTCCTCCTTGAGTAGAAACGCTGCTTGTATTATATCAGCGGGGCTCTCATTAATGAAGTTGAATACCCCGCGGTTCTGTCCCTGCTCGATAGGCGGGCGCTGTAACCATATATGAGTACGGGGGTTACCTCCTGGGCTCATAGGCGTGAACATAGCAGCCCGTGTCCAACGCGGCGCATCTACTAGCTCTTCGCCTGGCGTAAGCTTATTCATGTCCTGTATAATCTTAACCTCAGAATTACTCGCATCTCCGGCTATTAGTTTATTAGCGAATAAGTATTCTATCTTACCATCTGCTCCTATGTCGTAGCCGCGTACAGTCATACCCTCCTTGAACTCCTTCCAGCAGCTGGCTACCTGCGGGCCGCTCTCTGTTTCAATAGGGGAGTAACCTACTGCAAAGTTCAGTATCTTACGCAGTATGAGGGCTCTATCGCCCTTCTGTTCTGGTGTGGGGGCACTGAATAAGGTATCTGGGTTAGATAGAACACGTGTGTTGTGTAGTAGCCTCATACGATCTTGACACGATAGCACTACCTGCACACCTGTATTAGCATCAGCCGTTACCTCTACCTTCTCAATGAAGCCCCAGAATACAGGGAATAGAGTAGCGCCCTCCTTCGGTTTCATATCTGTATCTGGTATAGGAAATGGTATATCAGATAGATTACTGATATCCAGTACCTGCTTATCTGACCCTACCATCCCCATGTAAATTCGAATCTCATCCTCCTCGCTGAGGTAGGGGTAGCGCCCGCCCCTGTACTTACTAACATCAGGTAGCGCTGGTAGTAATCCTGGTGCATCTGGTACGGTTAGCGTTACGCGAGCTCTATTTATATTCCAGTTATCG